AAGGCAGAATAATGACCCGTAAATATAGCTCGACGTCGGTAGAGACAACTCTTGCGGCAGGTGTTAACAGTTCTGCCACAAGCATTTCAGTAGCAGCAGGTACAGGATCTGCCCTAATGGGTGGTGTCACACTTGCTGCAGGCAACGTAGATTCATTTGGAATAGCCCTTGACTATGACACAATCAATGAAGAAATCGTCTGGGTGACAAACGTATCCGGAGATACGCTTACTATCGTCCGTGCTCAAGCAGGAACAACTGCTATTGCACACACTGCAGGTGCATCAGTTAAGCACGTCTTCACTGGAGATGATGCAACATTCTTTACTGCAGGAGTTGCAACTGCTAACGCTGCAATTCCAAAGTCTACAGTCACAGCAAAAGGCAACATCATTGGAGCAAGTGCTGCTAGCACACCAGCTGCATTAGCAGTAGGAACTAATGGACAAGTACTGACTGCTGACTCAACACAGGCTTTGGGTATCAAATGGGCTACACCTGCCGATGTCAACATAGTCTTTAATGCTCAGACTGGTACTACATATACCTTGGTAGCAAGTGACCTTAACAAATTGGTTACCTTGTCTAACGCAAGTGCCATTACTTTGACTGTACCTAACGGGGTCTTTACTACAGGACAGCAAATTAATATTCAGCAACTGGGCGCAGGACAAGTCACAGTAGTCTCAGACGGAACAACAGTTCTTACCTCAACAGGTGCTACCGCTACTGCTCCTAAATTACGAGCACAGTACTCAGCAGCAACCATTATCTGTACATCAAGCAATAACTTCACAGTGATCGGGGACCTATCCTAATGCCAACTATCTATAAAGTCTTAGGGCAGTCAGCTCCTTCGGCTACAGTAGCAACTACTCTGTATACAGTACCTGCAGCCACTGATTCTATTGTGTCCAGTATCAACGTAGTTAATACTCACGCTTCAACAGCCGACACTATTCGTATAGCGATTAGACCAGCAGGAGCAACACTGGCTAACCAACATTACATCGTGTTTGGTCTAAGCCTTGCTGCTGGTTCAACTTTTACCTATACAGCAGGTATCACTATAGATACAACAGATGTAATCACAGTCTACTCAACAACTGGCACAAGTTCATTCAGTGCCTTTGGATCGGAGATATCATAATGGCAGTTGGAATCACTCCAAATCCTAACGTCCAGGGACCAACAGGTCCTACCGGACCAACAGGTCCGACTGGCCCTACAGGGGCAACTGGTGCTACAGGTAATAATTTAACGGGTTTTAATACTCAAACAGGCACAACTTATACACTTGTTATTGGTGATAAAGACAAATTAGTTACAGCTAACAATGCTTCAGCAATTACCATTACAGTACCGCCATCAGTATTTAGTGCTAATGATCAAGTACACGTAGCGCAGTATGGAGCAGGTCAAGTAACATTTGCTCAAGGTGCTGGAGTGACTATTAACTCAACAGGTGCAACAACAACTGCGCCAAAACTAAGAACTAACAAGTCTGCTGCAACAGTAATATGTACAGCTAGCAACACATTTTTGATTGTGGGGGATATTAGCTAATGCCGATTATAGGAATTTTTGCATCTGCCATTTCAGGAAACCTTGGTTTATCAGTTGACTACCTTGTAGTCGCTGGCGGTGGCGGTGGCGGCGGTGGTCGTTCTGGTGGCGGCGGTGGTGCTGGTGGATTTAGAACATCTATTGGTGGCACTCCTTTAACTATGGCTTTTAATACATCTTTTACTGTAACTGTCGGCGCAGGTGGCGCTGGTGCTGCAGGTGGTGGTAATACATATAATGGTGTATCAGGAGGCAACTCAGTATTTTCAACTATTACTTCAACAGGTGGTGGTTATGGTAAAGGAACTGGTGGGAATGGTGTTGCTGCAGGTTCTGGTGGTTCAGGTGGTGGTTCCAATGAACAACCACCTGGCGGTTCAGGAAATGCGGGAGGTTTTTCTCCAGTTGAAGGCTACGGCGGTGGTCGTGGTTATGTAAACAATGTTGACTGTGGTGGCGGCGGTGGTGGTGCTTCTGCTGTTGGCGCTGATGGTATAAATGATGGCAAGCCGGGTAATGGTGGCGCTGGTGCTACATCATCAATTTCAGGTACATCAGTTACTTACGCTGGAGGCGGTGGTGGTGGAATTGATGACGCCAGCAAAGGCGTAGGCACTGGTGGCGCTGGTGGTGGCGGCAATGGCGGTCAGAACAGTGTTGGCTCACAAGGAACTGCTGGTGGTGCAAATACAGGCGGTGGCGGCGGTGGTGCTGGTGACGGCTATGGTGGAACAGGTAAAGCAGGCGGTTCAGGAATTGTCATTGCTCGCTACTCAGGCACCACACAAAAAGCAATCGGTGGAACTGTAACGACATCAGGTGGAAACACAATTCACACATTTACTTCATCAGGAAGTTTCTACACTGCTGCTCCAAAAGCAACAGGTGGAACTATTTATGCAGCAAGTGGTTATGCCTATCACGTATTCACCTCTTCGGGAACATTCACCCCATTACAATCATTAACTTGCGATTACATAATTGTTGCAGGTGCAGGTGGTGGCGGTGGAGGAACATTTGCTAACGCTAACGGCGGTGGTGGTGGAGGTGCTGGTGGCTTCCGTTCATTTAGCTCTCAATCATTCTCAGCAACTGGTTACACAGTAACTGTTGGTGCTGGTGGTGCTGGTGGTACAACTTCAATCGGTTTTGGTTCTAATGGATCAACCACATCATTCTTTTCAACTTCCGCATCAGGCGGAGGTGGAGGTGGTTCCGAAGCAGTAACTAACAACGGGTCTGCTGGACGCGGTTCTAATGGCGGTTCAGGTGGAGGTAACTCACAAGTTGTAGCAGCGGGTCCTGGAACAGGTAACACTGGTGGGTATTCTCCAGTTGAAGGTTACGCTGGTGGTTCATCTGCAGCTTCTCCTGCATCAACTGGTTCTGGTGGTGGTGGTGCTGGCGCAGTTGGTGGAGCACGTGGAACTGGTAACGGTGCACCTGGTGATGGTGGTATCGGTGCCACTTCTTCATTAGTCAATGCTATGGGCGCAGCAACTGGTACAGGTCAACTATCTGGAGGTAATTATTACTTCGCAGGTGGTGGTGGTGGTGGAACTTACGATCAAGGCACTGGCGGTATCGGTGGTCTTGGTGGTGGAGGTAACGGTGGTGGCGTAAGAACTATCCCAGGTTACCCAGGCACAGCTAACACAGGTGGTGGTGGTGGTGGCTCAGACAGCGCAAGCGGTGCTACTGCTGGTGGTAACGGTGGCTCTGGTATTGTTATCGTACGATATGCAATCTAAGGAGACACTATGACCAACGTAACTAAAATTAAAGAAACCAAACCAACTCAATGTTTCAGCTTTGAAGTAACGATGTTGGTTCACGTCATTGCAGATGATGAGGCAACAGCCAAGTCACAGCTTGATGAAAAGGGTGGCATTATGACAAAGCGTGATGTCAAACTATTAAACACAGTAACTCTATATGGTGAAGAGGAAAAGAAATAATGGCACATTTTGCAAAAGTAGTAGATGGTATTGTAGAACAAGTCATTGTTGCTGATACCAAAGAATGGTGCGAAACTAACCTTGGTGGAGAATGGGTACAAACCTCATACAACACACTTGGTGGAGCACATACTCTAGGCGGTACACCGCTTCATAAGAACTATGCAGGTATTGGTTACTCTTGGGACGGCACAGGATTTGCGGCTCCACAGCCATACCCATCTTGGTCGCTTAATCAGGACACATACCTTTGGGAAGCACCAACTGCTATGCCAGAAGACGGCAAGCGTTACACTTGGGATGAAGCAACAACTTCTTGGGTTGAAATAACCCTCTAATAGTTAATTTACTATAGCCACCGACAGGTGGTTCTTTGTCGTACCCAAAAACAATTTAAGGAGAAGTAATGCCCTACGGATCGGATATCAGTGAGCGCTTATCGGCGGTCCTCTCAAACCCTGCAGGCAGTACAACCTACACACCGACTGGGTATGCCTACGATATCGCTATCGCGGGTCTGCCATTCTTCATTACACCGCTAGATGAATCTCCTTATCGTCGAGTAACAGCGCAGTACCGAAAGAATCAGTTTGATACTAGCCGTGAGCCAGGTGAGCAGTCGCTCACCGGTTGGTGGCTACGTTCACAGTCTTCATTCCACTTTGGCCAAGGCATTAAGTTCTACGAGCCAGCACAGGATGAGTCACTGCGCTTTCAGTACAACGAGTCCAAGGGACTAGATGTATGGACTAAGGGACAGGCAACGCTACTAAGAAAGGCGTTTAGCCAACACACAGTTACAGGTGGTATCCGCACCGATGGACGCCCTTGGCAGATTGCACGATCCATCCAATGGGATAAGAACAGCATTACCTATAACGGCATCTTGTTATCTGATGAGTATGACGTGGATAAAGTCTTTCCAAAGATTACTGTATCTATCAACAACAAGGCTTTAACATCTAACGTAGCAACACTAACTACCACTACAGCACACGGCCTCTGTACTGGTATGCAGATTGTTATTAGTAGCGTAGATGCTACCTTCAATGGTGAGTACCGCATTACAGGTGTGCCAACTACAACCACATTTACCTATGCCAAGACAGCCAGCAACGTAGCCTCTACTGCAGTATCGCCTGTCGGTACAGGTGTAGCTGAGGTTATCCACTTTATTGACTACAACTCAGGTACAGACTACCCAGTGCAGGCTCTCTGCGATGATGGCGTATACGCCTACTGGGTAACTAACGTACTCAACGCTGGTACCCCACGCCTTAGAGTCTATAAGAAGTTACTATCTGATGATAGTTCCGTATCTCCTACCTTGATGATTAGCGACAACGGCATTACTGTGACCAACGCTGTAATGGAGTACACCAAAGAACGTATCGTAATGTGCGTCAACGATAAGGTCTATGAGTTTTCTACATCTGCATCATCACTGCCTTCTCCAGTCTATACACATAATGACCCAGACCACATCTTTACTAGCATCACATCAAGCGGTGCTGCAATCTACATTGCTGGCTACTCAGGTATCCAATCAAACATCTACAAGTTCACACTCAATACATCTGGTGCTATGCCTACGCTGACCAGTGCTATCACAGCAGCTGAACTGCCAGTAGGTGAAACAACATTTAAGATTAGTTATTACCTTGGTTATATGTCTATCGGTACCAACAAGGGTATGCGAGTAGCACAGGTATCAGACCAAGATGGCTCTATTGCCTACGGCCCACTGCTCTTTGAATCAGACCAACCAGTCTATGACTTTGCATTCCGTGATAAGTACATCTGGGCTGCTACAGGTGTAGACGGACAAGCAGGGTTAACTCGCGTTAACTTGGGTACTGAGATTAGCCAGTTGGTATTTGCCTATGTCTGGGATGTCTACGATCCAGATGACACCTTAGGTCACTACACAACAACCTGTGCATTTATGGGAGATACAGACCGCATTGCATTCTGTAATGCTGGCAATGGCGCAGATGGAGCTATCTATATTCAGTCTGACTCTGTACTTATGCCTAGCGGATACCTACGTACAGGCTTTATCCGTTACAACACACTAGAGAATAAAATCTTTAAGTTGGTCCAACCTCGTATTGATACCACCTTTGGTGCATTCAATATGTACTCCATCAGCGCAGAAGATATTGAGTACAACATCGGTACCTTTGCTCAAGGCGACCCAGTGCCAGAGGTAAACGTCAACTACCCAATCGGTGCTAATCAGTACGTAGCATTTAAGTTTGAGATAGAACGTGATACGAATGACTCAACACTTGGCCCACTATTTACTGGATACCAAGTCAAGTCCCTTGCTGCTATTCCACGTCAGCGTTTGATTCAGTACCCAGTGATGTGCTACGACCACGAGATGGATAAGTTCAACAATGAAGTTGGCTACGAAGGCTCTGCTTATGCTCGTATGTCACAGCTTGAAGCAGTAGAAAACGTAGGAGACACCATCCGAGTACAGGACTTCCGTACTGGTGAATCTTATATCGGACTCATTGAAGAGTTGGATTTCATTAACAAGACCCCAACCGATAAGCGATTCTCCGGATATGGCGGATTGCTACTAGTAACGATTAGAAGCGTTTGATGAGTAGGCGAGGTCCTGCTCCTAAAGGGAGAAAATGTTCATTAGAGTCCTGCAATAAACCACACAAAGCATTGGGATATTGCACGGGGCATTGGGGAAGAATCAAATCAACAGGTTCTGCAAACGAAAGCAAACCTTTAGAACCTGCTTATGAACCTAAACCAAATTCTCACGGGTATATGGTTTACAAGAAAAACAATAAGACAGTAAAAGTTCATAGAGAAGTGATGGAAGAACACTTGGGTAGACCATTACTTCCGCACGAATCAGTACATCATAAAAACGGAGATCGAGCTGACAATCGAATTGAAAATCTCGAACTCTGGTCAACCAGCCAACCATACGGGCAACGAGTAGAAGATAAAGTCAAGTGGGCTTTAGAAATACTTGAAACCTACCAACATATCCGGAGCGTGTGATGACACCACAAGACTACGCAGCCCTTGCCGTAGCCGTAATGACCCTACTAGGTGGCTTCTCTGCAGCCGTACGCTGGTTGGTAAAGCATTACCTGAATGAACTTAAACCTAATTCAGGATCAAGCCTCAAAGACTCCGTTACAAGGCTTGAGGAAAAAGTTGAAATTCTCTATCAGATTATGTTGCAACGAGGAGGCAAATGATTCCGTTAGCAAAGAAGGCAACCCCTGCTGCTATTGCAGTACTGCGCCAAGCAACAGCCCTATGGCCTAAGCGTAAGAAGGCAAGCGATGGCTTGCTGCCATCTAAGGCACACGTAAAGCAGAACCCAAACTCAGACCACAACTCTGGGTATGCAGTTGATTTAACACACGACCCAGATAAGGGTGTCTACTGCCAGGTAATCTACACAGAATTGCAGAAGGACCCACGTGTTAAGTACCTGATATTCAAAGGCCGCATCTGGTCAGCCAAGAATGGTGAGCAGGTTTACACTGGCATCAACAAACACAACAAGCATCTTCACATCTCAATCAAAGAAGGATGTGGGGATGACACTTCCCCTTGGTTCCCTTGGGTTCCAAAGGCGAAAGCAATCAATAAAGTAAAGGCAGCAGTTCGGCCATTACCTAAGAAGAAGGAAGCCAAATGAACGCAAAGACAAAAGCAGTACTCGCAACATACCTACGTGCAGGAGCAGCAGCGGTAATCGCTCTATACCTTGCAGGTGAGACAGATCCAAAGAAGCTCGGCTATGCAGCACTTGCTGCGGTAGCTGGTCCAGTCCTTAAGTGGCTTGACCCAAAGGCTACAGAGTTTGGTCGTGGGTCTAAGTAATTAACCCATAAGCGCGAGGCAACAGCCCCGTCGTCCCGTAACAGGGATGGCGGGGCTTCTTTTTTTATGCCTAAAATATGCCTGAGTTTGAGTCCCCTGACAAGTGAGTCTTTAATCTATGACAGTTTGCACAGAGCGTTTGTAAGTTAGACGGGTCGTTGTTGAACCTGTCTCCGTCAATGTGGTCCACGTCCAGCTGGCTGATGTGGACTGGCTTGAAGTTGCAGTGCTCGCAGTAGTCCTTCTTGTGAACTGCATACGGGTATCTGTTCTTGATGACAGTGCGCTTGTAGACTGCGTAGCATCTGAATCTGCTAGAGGCGGTAGACATTCGGTTGTCTCTGACCTTGACTTTAGTTGGACCACAAACTGAGCATACACCTGTACGGGTCTGCTCGTTTACCTCAGTAAGTCTGTGCTTCATCTCGATCTACAGGACAGGGTACCTTTACCAAGTTACCGCAGTTGACGCAGGTTGCGTCTAGGAAATACCATACCAACTCGTAGTCATCAAAGGATGCCATCACGTTAAAGACCTGTGACCCACAGGAACATACGTGGACTGGGCCTAAAGACCGCGTATCGGCCCCGAAAGGCTCAGGAATGCCATCGTAGGACCTACGCCAAGACCTGAATTTCCGCAGGGTTGGTAGACGGACCGACATTGCTTGGCACGGCTCCTTCCTGTGGTCAGTCGCCTCTCGGCTACGCCTCGGCCCCGACAGGGGCCGTCTGTTTAATTCGCCTTACGGCTCATATTGTAATCCGCTCAGCTTGGTATGTGTCTTACGACACGCCGTGATAGACTGGTACCTATGACCACATTGGTAGGGATTCAAGGAAGTGACTTCATAGTCTTTGCTGCTGACTCGCAGATAACTGACGGAGATCAACGCATCATCTCGGTAGAAACACCCAAGATAGTTACGACGGGTAAATACTTACTCGGCCTTACTGGTGACTCACGACCAGGTGACATCCTCGCCTATTCGTGGAAGCCACCGCTCTATCGTGGTGAAGACCCAACCAAGTTTATGGGTAGCAAGATACTTCCGAGTATCTCTGCATCCTTCAAGGAAGGTAACTACGAGATTGATAACAAGGAGATGAACTTCAGCTTCTTGATAGCCTTCAACGGAAATATCTTTTCTATCGGTGGCGACCTGTCGTTTAACACATCCGAGCGTGGACTATTCGCGGCAGGCTCCGGTGGAAATTATGCTCTTGGGTACTTGTATTCCTTGCCACCTAAGAATTACAATAAGTTATTGACGGCTAGTGTGGTAGCTGAGAGAGCAGTGCAGATTGCATCCATCTTAGATATCAATACCAGTCCACCGATACAAGTAGTTTCACAAGAGAGGATTTACAAATGAAAGAGTTGATTGCATACTGCGGTATGGCGTTCCTTATCGGGTTCGTGACAGCATACGGATTCGATGCTTGGCTACAGTGGAGGGATGACAAGAAGTGGCGATAGAAGACCCGAAGGAATTACTACTGCACGTACTGCACGCACAAGATGCAGGGCGTGACAGAAGTACACAGACTGAGGTAGGTCCATCAGAGATTGGTGGCTGTAAGCGCAAGGTCTGGTACCGATTGAATGAACAACCACATACCAATGAGAACCAGTCCAAGCTGGCTGCCATTATGGGTACTGCTATCCACGCTACTATCGAAGAGGCTATTACTAAACTCGATCCTGAAGCAAAGGATTACCTAGTGGAAACAGAAGTTTCCTACGATGGTATGAAGGCACACGTTGACTTGTTCGTACCATCAACAGGTGCAGTCATTGACTGGAAGACATCTAAGATTAAGAACCTTGGTTACTTCCCATCTAACCAACAACGCTGGCAGGTACAGCTCTATGGTTACTTGCTATCTAAGAATGGCTACGAAGTTAAAACAGTTAACCTGGTAGCAATAGCACGTGATGGTGAAGAGAAGGACGTCAAGGTACATAGCGAGCCATACGATGAGACGATGGCACACGCAGCGCTACTCTGGTTAGAAAATGTAAAGGCAAGTAAAGAGTTACCACCTGCTGAAAAGGATGCAAGTTTCTGCAAGTCTTACTGCCAGTACTACGATGCCTCTGGTGAGTTGGGTTGCACGGGCTTGATAAAAGAACGTATCGTCCTTAGTGAAGTCGTGATTGAGGACGAAGAAGTTGACAAGCACGCACTGCATTACTTACAGTTAGACAGCAAGATTAAGGAGCTGGAGAAAGAGAAGGATTCTTTGAAGGCATCCCTTGAAGGCGCTGTTGGCGTTACTGCTAGCGGTGTTGAAATCAGTTGGACAACAGTCAAAGGTCGTGAGACAGTTGATGCAAAAGAGGTTGAGAAACTTCTGGGGTTTGTTCCGAAGATTGTCGGTAACGAATCAGTAAGAATCAATATCAAACAAAGTGGAGGAAAATAAATTGGCTGCAAATGAAAACACCAAGTTCCAAATCAACTACAAGTTAGCTGACGGAACACTCATCAATCTGTATGCTGCAGATGTACGCGATCTTGAGACAGGTCTAACTGACCTATCAATGGTTGCATCCCTCATCAAGTCAACATCAGCAGAACTATCAGGCGGTAACGCAACTGCTTCAGCTGTTGCTGCTATCACCCAGTCCTATCCTGCAGCGCAACCAGTTGCAGTAACACCAACAGGTCAAGATGCTGCATCTTCTGTGAAGATGTGTAAGCACGGGCAGATGTCATACCGCACAGGTACAGGACAGAAGGGTCCTTGGCAGGGTTATATGTGTGCAGCACCTAAGGGTGCGCCGGATAAGTGCGAGACTATCTGGGTTCGTTAAGTGTATGCGCGAGCCAAGGTTCTATGAGAACCCATCTTGCGCTGAGATAGGCGGGGACCTGTTCTTCCCGGAAAGATTTGAACAACCCTTTGGCAATATCGAAATCAATATGGCCAAGAGAATCTGCCTATCTTGTCCTCACCAAAGCGAATGTGCTGAGTGGGGAATTAGAAAAGAAATACACGGGATCTGGGGCGGTCTGTTAGAAACAGAACGCAGAGTAATCCGTAGACAACGAGGCATTACACTGAGGGAGGAAGGCGTTGCTTAGTTTACAACGTGCGTGGGGAACTGTTCTCACGAAGGCAACGCCTCTTCCTGACGTATGGAAAGCGCTAGCAGATAAGCAGATTAAGTTCCGTAGGGGACAGGTCTGTATGGTGGCAGCTGCTCCCAATGCAGGTAAGTCTATGTTTGCTTTGATATATGCAGTCAGGGCGCAAGCGCCTACGCTGTTCTTCTCAGCAGATACAGATACCACAACTGTAATGATGAGAGCTGCTGCTCATTCATCTGGTCATAACCAGGTAACTGTGGAGCAGAACTTATCTACCAACTCGCACTACTACGACAAACACTTTGACAGGCTAGGCCATATCAAGTGGGTCTTTGATTCCAGTCCATCCCTTGACGATATAGAGTTAGAGATAAAAGCCTACGTTGAACTCTATGGGATAGCACCGGAGTTAATCATCATAGATAACTTGATGAACGTAGCAGCAGAGACTGATAACGAATGGGCAGGCCTTCGTGCCATTATGATGGAGCTGCACGATATGGCACGTAAGACTGAGGCTTGTGTGCTAGTACTGCACCACGTCAGTGAGCAGTCGGAGTATGGCTCACCGACTAGGCCACCAGCACGCCGTGCTATTCACGGCAAGGTCAGTCAGCTGCCAGCGTTGATCCTTACACTTGGCTACGACCCGATAGATGGTGCTTTGAATGTGGCAGCAGTAAAGAATCGTTTCGGGCCACATACTGCAGATGCCTCTGATTATGCAACCCTTGCAGTAAACTATGGGTCCTGCCAGATATCAGATAAGGATGCGTACGGAGCGATGTTACAAAGAGATGCACGAGCTGGTTATGTTGGCAACTACATACCGCAAGATGAGTACGGAAATGAGATAGCGGTATGAAAGACAAGACCGAGATTCAATACCTGAAGAATGAGATTAAACAACTCAAGGCTGATATGGCTAACCTACTGATGGTGCTGATTGATATGAAAGTATTGAAGATTACCAAGGATGAGAACGGCAACTTGGTTTACGATACAGGTAAGAAGAGTGAGTAGTCCTAAGTACAACAAGGCAAAGGGTGCTGCATTCGAGATTGATGTAATGAAATGGTTTCGTGGTCTGGGTGTCTTAGCTGAGCGCTTACGCTTGGCAGGCAAGGACGACGAAGGAGATCTAGTAGTAGTCGTTACGGGAAAAACCTACATACTAGAACTCAAGAACACCGCAAGACTAGACTTGCCGGAGTTCTGGAGACAGGCAGAGGTTGAGGCGCTTAACTACGCTAAGGCTCGTGGTATTGGGGAAGTTCCACTGCATTATGTTGTAGTTAAGCGTCGCAACGCTGGCATAGAAAAGTCGTGGGTGGTCTGCGACTTAGAGCAATGGTTAAAGGAGAAACAATAATGCCAACACCACAAGGTGATATCACAAGTACAGAAACCTGGACAGAAGAACCAGCAGAAGTAGTAGAAGAAGTAGTAGAAGAACAGTTACCTGAAGAGGAAGCTGACCAAGCGTGATTTGTCTGTATTGCACCAGGGCCGGTGAAGAGAACAAGGCCAACCATCTCAAGCGTGCTGCACACTGGCACGAGAAGTGCGAAGGGTGTGTATGTCAGCACAAGACTGGTCCAGAGTACGTAAGACGGGAAGGTTCAAAGGTTCCGTTGATGCAAACGCAATCCCCATAGCACCGATCATTCGGTACTTTGGTGGAGAAGTAAGAGAAGGTAAGGACGCATCCGTTCGCTGCTTGATGCACAATGACAGCAGGCGGTCTGCATCTATCAATACCTATGACAATTTATATTTCTGCTTTACCTGCGGTAAGGGTGGTAACGCAGCCAACATAGTGTGCATCATAGAGAACTTGGAGTTTAACGATGGACTTAAACGGGCAGTCGAAATTGCAACTGGAAGCGGCGCAGAGATACGCTCAGGAAATAACTCCAGAGGCAATCGTCGCCCTAGAAGAACGTGGGATATCTGAGTTAGTTGCAGCTAAGTTCCAACTGGGTACTGTCGTTGATCCTCTTAACGGACACGAGCAGTACGCTGGTTGGATATCCATTCCATATATCACAGCGTTAGGTCACTGCGTAGGCTTTAAGTTCCGCAGGTTAGATGCAGGCCTACCCAAGTATGGCTCACCTACAGGGCAGAAGGCACACCTATACAACGTCTCTGACGTTGCAGTCTTAAGCAAACATATTGTGGTCTGTGAAGGTGAGTTAGATACAGTCATAGTCTCAGGTGTGCTTGGCATACCAGCTGTTGGAGTCCCTGGAGTGCAGGCTTGGAAGCCACACTTTAGTAGATTACTTGCAGGCTATGACAGCGTTTACATTGTTGGAGACAATGACGTTAAGGAAGATGGGTCTAACCCAGGAGCAGACTTTTCTAAGCGTGTCCACCAAGAGGTATTGAATGGTGTAATAGTATCATTACCACCTAATATGGACATCAATGACTACTACTTAGCCTATGGAGCAGACGCTACTAAGACTTTGCTAGTAGGTGAGCTGATTGGATAAGAGTGATTGGCAACAGATGATACAGACTTTGCATACTATGGGCTTTCACATCTTGCAGATCAACGAAGAAGAGGAGACTCTACTAATATGTCCAACTCGAATCCGCTTGTAGACCACTTAGCAGTTGCTGGCTATCGTGCAACTGGCGTATCAACTGAGGACTTAACATCCTTCATTGAATCCTTTGCATCCCTGCGTGCCTCACGTGTGCGTGGTGTGGGTGCAGACCAGTATGCGATGGCACAAGGGCAGAAGTTTGAAGCCTTTACTACATCAGACATTATCCGAGAACTGGTTGAAGAGCTAGCCGATGCTAGTAATTACATAGACTTCCTCGCTATCAAGTTACTCAACTTGCAACACACTATAGATTTGGTGCTACCTGATTGTGACTGAACTACACGAGAATATCTATGACATAGTACCTAGCGTGGCTACTGCCATTCACAATAGGTATAACAAGTTTGTAGAAAAGGATGACGTTAAGCAGGAGTGCTTGAAGTGGGCGCTGACTCGTGCTGCTTACATCAATGAGCAGTTATCAGAGCCTGATACTAAGAAGCGCCAGCATAATGAATCACGCCTTGCCTATCAGATGAGGCGAGTAGCAGAGCGCTATGCACGCAAAGAGAAGGCCGCTAAGTCTGGGTATAACATCACAGATGAGGCTTACTACGAGAGCGCTACGTTGGCACAGCTGCTGCCGTTTGTTATTGCTTCCGTACTAGATGGCACAGTGCTGGAGCAGGCACAAGAGATGATCCGTGATGGTCAACCTAAGGGTTCATCAAGTCCCGCAGAAGGTGGCAACCTGCTTGCAGTCCTGGTTGATATCAAGAAGTGTTATCTCAACCTCGATGCAAACTCACAGCAGTTACTCACGCTGCGCTACCACGAGAACTTCACACTGGCACAGATAGGTAACGTACTAGGTTGTGCTGTATCTACAGCAGAGCGCAGATGTATGAACGCTATCCGTAAACTACAAGAAGAACTCGGCGGAGTGAGTCCGTATAAATAATGAACGAGTTAGTTCTCTTTGACTTTCTTAAACTTAATCTTTACCCAGATTTAGAGAGAGCACCTGGCATCTATGATGCCTTCGACTGCACCAGTGTAAAGGCCGGTCACTTCATAGAGCTGAAGTGTCGCCAAAGTCATTATTCTACGCTACTTATAGAGCAGATGAAGTATCGCAAGCTCATCACGCAGGCATACCACAGAGATATGTTGCCCTTCTATATCAACAGCACACCTGTTGGCATCTACTCATTCGATCTCACAGAGATAGATGAGCCTGAGTGGTTTCTCCACCCAATGCCAGCGACTACAGAGTTCGAGCGTAACGAGAAGGTAGATAAGGTAGTTGGGTACATAGATATCCAGGAAGCGGTGAAGTTATGACATACGACTACGAGTGTGTGAAGTGTAGAAACACCTACACAATAGAGCGCAGTATGTATGACACAGAAGTAATGCCAGTCTGCGTTACCTGCCACGAGTCTATGACTCGCGTATGGGCAGTAGGCGGTATCACATTTAAGGGAGATGGGTTCTATGTTAACGGGGGCTGAGAAATACCCGAACTGGTTTGCTGTCACAGCACAGCACAACTTCGAGAAGCATCTGCTATCACTTGCTGGTAAGAATGACTTACGTTTACTACAGCTTGGTGCATACACAGGAGACGCTAGCGTATGGCTAGCACAACATATCCTTACTGGTACTAACTGCTGGTTGATTGACGTTGATACGTGGGAAGGTAGCGAGGAAGAGTTACACGAGAGTATGGACTTTGAAGAAGTCTTCACTGTCTATAAGAATAAGACTGCGCCATACAGTGACAAGATTTCATCCTTCCGTAACACCACAGTGTGGCACTTAACAAGCGTACGCAAGAATCCTGAATACGATTTCATCTATGTAGATGCAGACCACACTACTGTCGGTGTCATACTTGATGGTGAACTGAGCTGGCCACAGTTAAAGAGCGGTGGCATTATGGCCTTTGATGATTACAACTGGGGAAGTAATCTTCCACTACACCTTAGACCAAGGCCGGGCATTGATCTCTTCCTCTTGCGTCACGAGGGTGAGTATGAACTGCTTGAAAAGAACGAGCAGGTTTGGATTAAAAAGTTATGACACAAGGATTCAATAGCGGTATGCGGTCATCACTAGATGACACGTGGACTACACCTAAAGATTTCTTTAACAAGTTGCACGAAGAGTTTAACTTTGAACTAGATGCAGCTGCGCTCAAGTCCTCTGCTGTAGTACCTAACTATCTCGGCCCCGATCACGATTACTTATGGAGACGTGATGCTCTCACTGTAGAATGGGCTAACGCATCAGGGGGGGGTGCTGTGTGGTTAAACCCGCCTTATGGTCGTGCTATCAAGGACTTTGTAGCAAAGGCAGATACTGAAAGTAAGAAAGGTATTACTGTCGTCTGCTTGGTACCAGCACGTACTGATACCAACTGGTGGTGGGATAGCTGCATACACCACGAGGTAAGATTTATTAAAGGTAGATTAAAGTTTGGTGGACAGAAGAACTCTGCCCCGTTCCCTTCCGCAGTCGTAGTGATGCGGAGTTAAATCTGAGCATTCAGCCTTTTGAGTGTGGCCTTGGCACTGCCCTCTAACTCGACCATCATAGACTCGGCCTCTGTCCTACGGCTACCGCCATCGAAGTATGTTGCATAGAACTCGGCGTCGCTATAAATATCAGACCAAGCCTCTTCATCAAGCTGCACTGTGACATAAACTTTATTGCGCTTTAATTCAATAGATGATGGTGAGCAATCACGATTCTTGTGGTCTAACCAGAACTTAAGTGGAAGCTCTACTGTTACTGGATACTGCTTTGCCTCTTTATACATTTTGATATCCAATCTGCTACAGATTTTGTAGCTATGGATCAAGTATATCAAATGGACTTTTTGTATTTAATAAAAATCTTACACTCTTGAACGGCGACACTCCCGACAATCAATAAAACTTGACAGTATAAATCAATGCTTTTAGAAAGAACTAACCCCCACCGCGAAAGAGGTAAACTCGGTGAGGGTTAGTCGGCTTGCCGAAAGGAGGGCGGTGTTAGTGTAGCACAGAGATAGCTACGTGGCAGGGGTCGCCACCTTCCTCCCACTCTTTGCTTTCTTCCTCTGTCATATATTCATAGTTGCCATCGTGGGTCATACAGTATGGTTTAGATACCCAACCCATTCTCATACCCAGTCTAAGCCATAGTCTAAACATCAGTACCACCCTCTTCTATCACTGTGCCGGAGAGCGCGGCACGCACTCCCTGAATAGCGGTGTTCAAGATATCGTAAGCCGTGAAGGACTTGTAGTTCAGCTCGTGAACTACGTTCTCCAAGGAGTTGAGCAATTCCATAAGCCGTACTTCGTTTGTTGTCGGCAAGGTGGTCAAACCTGCTTTCACGGGTCCATAGGGTGATAAGGCACGCAACCTCTCCTCTCGTATATCCGAGAGCGCGACTATATTCCCTTGCGATTCGTTTGTTCTCACGCTTCTCCTCCCCTGTCGCCTTCGTCCTCGCCACCATCTGTGGCTTGTGATCCAGTAGCGGCAGGCTCGGCTCGTGTACCCAAGATAGTAACACTGATAGTAGTATCACCAGCAATCCAATTTTTACCCAGCTGTTCGTCATTAGCCCTCTCCTCTTCCAAGTACTCCTTGTAATCGTCAGGATAGGCTTGCGCCAACCTAGATAAAGCTCTGTCTCTCGCTCGTCTGTAGTTCCTGTAATAGACAGCCTGCCTTGCGCTAGCCATCTTTTCTCTAGTCATTTATCTTGTCCTCCCACACTATAAGCGCATAGGTTACCAGCATTATTAGACCTATCCCTAGCCAGTACAGCATTACTCTTTCCCCTTTGCGATAGCTTGGTTGATGATGTGGGTAATGTCTATCGGCTGTCCGATCATACGGGCATCCTCCTCGTCACTATCCCACGCAGAGACAAGTACCCGTGACCCGATAGGGCTACGTTGATACCAGTCCACCGCCTCGTGAGGCTTCTCTCCTCCCCATTGAGCGATTCCCTCACTGTCGGTCACTTCATACAGGTTGATGAAGTCATACTTTGCAGGGTGGAAGCTGATTACATTAGTCATTTTCGTTCTCCTCTCCGAATAATTTATCCCAGCAGGCAGGGTGAGTACCCGAGATAAGGACTTCTCGATCTCCCGCACTCATATCAGGGAAGGCGTGTTGGATATTCTCTCCCTCTCGCCATCTAGTTACAGCTGCGCGGTCAAGGCTCCACATCTCATACTCACCGCAGACCGAGCAGGTTTGGGTTCTTACTACTATCGTGTTACTCATTCTCTCCCTCTCTCTCGCACTCGCATAGATAATCGTCTGCCTGAATAGGCACACGGCAGAATGGGTGTGACTTACTCATTGTCTCCCTCCTCCATATTAAAGATTCGAGCCATAGCTCGGTTGGCTCTCTCCATATTACGCAGAGCCTCGGCTATCTCATTCTTGCTCTCTTGCTCTTTCGCTAGTTTGGTGCATAGTTCTGCCTTAGCGAATAGATATTCCTTGGTTGGCTCGCTCATTACTTCACCCCAATCTCGACATATAAAGTCTCCTCTTTGCTTAGCTCTAACATCTCCGCCCAGTTCCATTTATTAGGATCGGCATCAGTGGTTAGGTCTAAGGTTATTCTGTATGTATTCTGCTCGTTGATATTCACTTACTCTCTCCTTCTAGTGTAAACACTCCATAGTCTGCGACTTCATTGCCATAGTTAGCTCGCGCCTTCTCTATAGCTCCCTCGGTATCGTCTGCCTTGATAGTGGCAGTAAATACCATTGTGTACTCGTTCATACTCTCTCCCTCTTTCTCTTTACAGGTGGGGCAGATATTGCCCTCTCCCTCTTGCTCGTCATATTCTCGCTCACACTCTCCGCATTTAATCTCATTCAGTACGTGATTGCTCCAGGGATCTCCCTCGTAATAGCTCATAGCTTCTCCCCGCAATCTTCACAGACTCTTACGGCGTAGCCGTCTATCTGCCCTGCGATTAGCTCTGCCTTTGGGTAGAATCTATCGCAGCCGTAGCAGCTCTCCCTCTCTATCATCAGTCGCACTCTCTCCTAATATCCTTGCCGCAATCTTGGCAGAATATGAGATAGCACTTGGTGCCGTCTAGGTGTCGCAGGCAGGGCGTCAAGCCCTCTTCTACTTGTAGGCAATCGTGGCTCACTTGCTCTCCCCCTCTAGTAAAGTCTCCCATATATCCCAACCATTCGAGATGGTTGCCTGCCTGAAGGATTCAGATTTACTCTGAATAAATTGCTCGCACTCTTCTAGTGTCCAGCTAGGGCGTAGGCTCTGTATATCTTCCGCGCTCCACTTTATGCTTATCGTCATTTACTTTCCCCCTTTGCTGATTAGATCGATTAAGCTAATGCGCTCTGCCTGCCCTGCAGGGCGCTCATATTCCCACTTTCCCTCGGAGATTAGCCCGCATATAACTTTACGGATTGCCACGCATAGCAAGTGGGCGTAGCTATTGCTCCAAGTGTCGCTCTCGCAGGCTTGATACTCATAGCAAGCCAACGCACCCAACGCCTCGGCGTAAGTAGCTTGGTCGCGGTAGACGGCACGCAAAGGCGCCCCCTCTCCCGCTAGCCCTGCATCTTGCGGATAACGGGCGTTAAGGCTTGCGATATTCTCCAGGCGTAGCTCTTGTTTAATATCCTTTAGATGGCTAGCGCGGTAATAGACGCTCTGGCCCTCTCCCGCGTATTCAAGCTCACCGCGTGGCGGTAGCGTTCCCTCTCCTGCGTAAACGAATAGGCCGTGATTAGACCACACGGCCACGCTAGCGATTAGGTCTAGCGTGTCCTCATTCACCATATATGCAGACATTACTCTCCCTCTTTCTCATTGTAAGAATCGATCAGACTTCTAACGATTGCCCCTGCCTCTTGCGCGGTTGAATCGTGGAATAGCTCCAAGTTCTTGAAGCTGTAGCGGCTCACCCTCTCCGCTTTAATTACCTTGTAATAGCTTGCAAAGATAGCGTGGCGCTCCATTGTGTAGCCCTCGCGCCTTTCAATCTCGCACTCACTTACTGAAGTGAGGTACGCCTTGCGGCTCTTATCGTGCCACGTAGTCACCTTTACTCGATAGGTACCGATTGTGTAGCTCTCGCTAATCTTGCGGGTAATGTCATTACGCACCACCTCTTTCTCTACTGTATCCGTATTCATAGCTTGCCCTCTCTCTTTCATAGTTTGCCCTACTAGCTGTAGGCTACCACACTCTACCCCATAGATGGCAGAGTGCGATAGTCGCGCCTCTAGTAATCTCTTCCCGTTGCCTTACAGTACAGCCAGTAGCCGCCCTCTACCGCTAGCCATAGGGCTACGCCCGCCACCGCGTAAGCGGCAAGAGCTAGCAATACAGAGCCAAGATACAAGAGCTCGCTCATTTACTTTCCCTCACTTTCCTCACTAGAGCGTCAATCTTCTCTTGTCGCCCGTCTCCCCACTTGCCCACTCTATCGTTTACAAGAGCAGAAAGAATCAGCTCTAGCTCTTGTCGGGAAAAGATCGGAGCCATTTATTCTCTCCCATACTTAGCGATAAAGAGGCGCTTTGCCTCTTTCAATGTGTAGCCGATATACAGCTCACTTACCCGATAGCCCCCGATAATATCGGATAGCTCTATGCCTACGTTATGCCGTGTAATTGTCATTACTTGCCCTCTCTTTCTAGTAGGTCATTAACATTTAGCCATCCCTGCGGGCTTAGGCGGATTACTTGCATCTCCGTCACGCCGTATTTCTTATAGAGCTCTGCGTGTGCGCATCCCTGCGCATCTGAAGTAGTAAGCCCTTCTGCCTCTAGCTCTGCCACAAGGGCGCGTTGCTCTCTTGCGTAGGTAAGTTGGTTAATCATTACTCTTCCCCCTTTGGATACATAACGGCAAGAGCGGCTTGCTCTTGCTTGACTTGCTCTGCCTTGATAGCTTCATAAAGGGCGACCTTGTCGCCGTGTGTCTGCGCCTTGTCAAACTCGGCGTAGAGCTCGGATAGCTTGCTCATTTACTTTCCTCTTCTGTATCCATATATTGCGCCCATATATCGGTCTCTTCTACGCCCTCGTAGAGGTCGCTTAGATATTCTAGAGCGTACTGTACGCCGTCTCTGTAAGCCATTGTCGCTTCATTGCGTAGCTGCTCTGCTACCGCTTGAATCTCTTTCATTGTCATTGCCATTGCCTTGCCCCTTTTCTATGGTTTGCCCCGCAGCTGCGGGTCGCGCTCTCGCTAGGTCTTGAACCTGCGCCGCCTACGCGGTGCGAGAGCTGTGAGCTCTAGAGCTGTACAGCTGTGAGCTCGTCAATCTCTGCGGCGAGAGTCATAGAAGCTCGCGGCATTGTCTTTGCCTCTTGTAGAGCTATGAGAATGATTCTCCATTGGTGAGCTGTGAGCTCTAGGGTCGCGGTCTTTTCTACTTTGCTTGCGTTCATTGTATTGCCTCTCTCTATGGTTGCAGCTCTCGCTGTGTGCGCCCATTATTGCCTATGGGGTATAGGCGTGTCAAGTACATTTACAATAAATCTTTATAACGATTCGATAACGATTATTGCAGCTTTCTGCAAAATACTTGTCGGTAACATAGCTAGACATAACGGGCTAGATTGTAAAGGGTGTACAGAATCGGGGGAAGTGTCAAGGGTGCCGGAAGCAGAGACAGCCCAACCTTTTTTACAGCATTTATCCACAACCTTTATCCACAACCAACGGCAATCTGTGGATAAAGATCCCGCAGTCGGGCGTGTCTGTGGACAGTCTGCCACGCGGTCGGGCGTGGCGGGAGACGGGCACCCCCCATTGAAGAAACGGGCGTGGGGGTCGGTTATGTACCCACCAAAAATATATTTGCTAAAGTGAGATCCGCAGAAGTGCCGTCTGACCTGCGGTTATAGTAAGTGTAACCAACGTCACACCGAGAAAACGGGAATTGGTCTAAATTTCCTGCCTTATATATAGTAGGGGAGTAAAGCGGGGAAAGGTCCGGTTTACGACCCGTACGCTACGGGTGGAACCCTTCGCGTAGGCCCCTAGGCCGAAGCGAGACTTACCCCTCACTTCGCTGTGGCTCGTTCGGGCGCCAAGCCCGACGCTGGCGGCGCCTTTTAGTTGGGATAGTTCTATCTATACCCAGCTTGGTATAAATCAACTTCCTCCTGGGTATAAATGAAATCCGATTTCGGCCCATCATATTTAGGAGATTACGTGTCAGAGAATTCAGCAGACATAGCCAAGAGAATTATTCTTGGGTGTGTCTCAGAAGGTATGACGATAGAGGCTGCCTGTGGCAGCGCTGGTAAGTCTATAAAGACGTACGAGTATTATCGTCGCACCGATAAGCAATTCGCGGATAAGGTAGACCGAACTCGTCTCGGCTTGAAAGATAAAGCCTTTGCATCCGGCGATGTCCACGATCTGACCTTTGCAGAGTTTCGCCAGAGGTTCCTCCATTCTCGCACCTTCCCACATCAGCAGAACTTGGTAGATGTGATTGAAGGACGCGAACCAGGGTGGCTACACCCTTCTATGAAGTATGAGCCAGGACTAGCCTCAAACCGCGTTCTTATTAACATCCCGCCGAACCACGCCAAGTCCATCACAATTACTGTGGACTATGTAACGTGGCAGGTTTGCCGCAACCCGAACTTTCGAGTACTGATAGTCTCCCAAACGCAGCAGCTCGCTGCAGACTTTCTCTACGCCATCAAGCAACGACTCACTCACCCAATGTATGAAGCGCTACAGACTGCGTATGCTGCTGGCGTAGGGTTTAACTCTAAGTCAGCTTCGTGGCAGGCTACCCGCGTCACCTTCGGCGATGAGCTTCGTGAGTCATCTGAAAAGGACCCAAACATCGAGGCAGTCGGTATCGGCGGTCAGATTTACGGCAAGCGTGCCGATATGATTATTGTAGACGATGCGGTAACGCTCAAGAACGCTAACGAGTTTGAAAAGCAGATACGCTGGCTTACCCAGGACGTAAGATCCCGTCTTAACCCAACAGGTAAGTTGATTGTGATTGGTACACGAGTAGCCTCAGTAGACCTATACCGAGAACTACGTCAGGAAGATAGATACCCAGGCGGCCTAGTCCCTTGGAAGTATCTAGCGATGCCAGCCCTTCTTGAAGCGGATGAAGACCCAGACAAGTGGGTTACCCTCTGGCCAGCATCTGATATGCCCTTTGATGGACAGACTGAATCTGAGAAGACTGAAGAGGGTCTATACCCTCGCTGGTCAGGACGTAACCTCTATAACGAACGTCAGGCTATGGATGCAAGTACCTGGGCCTTGGTATACCAACAGCAAGATGTGTCCGAGAACGCAGCTTTTGACCCAGTATGTGTACGTGGCTCTATTGATGGAATGCGTAAGTCAGGCAGACTTGAGCCAGGACATCCGGGCCATCCTAAAGACTTAAGTGGCTTTACCTTTATCTGCGGTATGGACCCAGCTATTGTTGGAGATACAGCCGCTATCTGTTATGCCATTGACCGCGCTACATCTAAGCGATACATCGTAGATGCTCTAAAGATTACGCGCCCCTCACCGCAGCAGATCCGTGACATTATTCTTAACTGGACTTCGCTCTACTCACCTAGTGAGTGGATTATTGAGAAGAACGCTTTCCAAGCCTTCCTTACTCAAGATGAAGGAATCCGTCAGCACCTAGCAACTCGTGGCGTTCTACTCAAAGAACACCACACAGGCTCTA